TATTAATACGCTTCTCTTTTAAGCTTCGCATTCATCATCTGATGTATCATCGTCATCAACGACAAACCCTTTCAAATTCCCCTCGTCATCTTCATCACTCTCATCACACTCTTCATCCGTTTCAGTTTCACATAAATCTTCATCTGTTGCGTCATAATCAGTGTCATGTTCATCATCACCAAAATCATCTACGCATACATGTTCAGTGGGTTTCATACGGTCGGGTGCCTTTGAAACCCTCGACGAACGTCGAATAATAGGCTGGTCGGTCATTATAATTTAAAAGTGTGTGTTTCTTTTAAATGTATTTAGGTGTAAAATCATTCATTTGATTAAGTGTCTCTTTACTAAGTACTTGTTCAAACTCGTATCCTATACGATGTGATATACCTGCGAGGTTGTTCATTATATCCGCGTCCATAGGTGACATATAAAGCGGTATATCATTGAGGTTTTTTAACGCCTTTTCGAGATATATTTGTGAAAACTTGACTTGCGTCCTGTATTCCTTCGCTATTTGAATTAATGCTAAAAATGTTTTATACGTTACTTCATCTACACTGGAATATATATGCGTTTCCTTTATAACACGGTTTAGATCATCTAGAGACGTGTCAGGTTTTGTTATTTTCGATATGATATATGCGAATGCACCTAATAGTAGTAAAACTAACATCTACAATAATCCAATTATTTTATCTGATAATTTATGCTCACGTGATTTACATGTACACACCCGAACAATTTTATCCTTGGAAATTTTAAACTGTATATTCATTTTTTTACATATCGAACATTTCAAGTCCGTGTTTACCAATTGGATGTTTTTAGTTTTTTTCGTAACACTTTTCACTTGTATATTTTCATTCTGTACCATGTGTTTGTTGATGAAAACTTGTAATTTTTCGCTACACTCTATAGGTGATTCCTTTTTTTCTTCCGGGCACGGGGTACACACATTCTGTGGTATTGAAAACATTGGAGGTGTATACCCCTTAGGATACAATTGGTCGAAAATTTTGGTCGGAAGTGTGTGTTTTCTACCGTAAAAATCTTTACACAACCCATATCGCCGCCCTTTCATCGTTTCACACGTACAGAAACACTTTTGTATGATCACATGTCCTTCAATACGAAACCATACGTGATTTGACCCGTGGTCTCTTTGAAGATTTTCACAATATTTAGACGTGGTTGATATCAGGTATGAATTCTTATCGCTGAACATTTTCGTGATGAGCGCACACCCCTGGCCATCCATATTTTTCTGAATAAAAAGTTCAACGTCTCGAGTCACCGCTTCATTTTGAAAAATGTTTTTAGTTTCTTTTAATGTGAACGAACCTTCATCTCGCGTTGATCCTTCAACGATCGCAACGTCTGTGCGCTCAGTTCTAAGCGTTGCCATGTGCATAATTTCTACACTTGGCTCTCTATCAAAAACGTGTGAAAGTTTACCATTTTCGTGTGTATAGTTGAGTACAGGTATATATTCTCCTTGATATTCACCCTTTACATATTTATGTGCCCACGGCATACGAAATCCACTCCCTTTCACGTTTCGTTTCCCACCACCGTATACCGCAGTATCGACAATATCACCCCACGGTTTCCCGGGAAACATGAGTGATAACGACGAAACTATATGTGAATGTAAAGCCATCGCGGAACTGTGATCCACTACGAATCCCGGCCAGTTCATGTGAATTCCATATTTGATTGTATCGCCGTGTGGTTTTGGTTCTGCTACGGAAACGAGAACATCTTTCCCACCAAAATGGGTCACCCGATCGCATATTGTTTGTACATATTCCTTTAACCGATCGAATGGTATATCTTCATCATCTTTATAATCTAAATCAACGAAAAAGTTATACGTATCTGTTTTTTGTTCAACGACGCACACTTTCTCACCAGATTTGACAGCCTTGACATATTCGTCATAAAATTCATTCAACCTATCAAAAGGAACAGATAGACGGCCACCGTCCATGAGCACATGTGATAGATTGGAGCTATTCGAAAAACCTTGTTTTCGACACCATGATCTAAACATACTTACTTGTATGTCGTGTTATTTTTTTAATACTCTTCTTCATGCCATATCGAAGTTCTACACGAAACATCCCTTAATTCCTCCTCCTCGGAAGCTAACTCTTTCTTAAGTGTTAGTAATTCATACACGGTTTTGCTTCGTATTTCTTCTATATATTCGTCCGCTCGTCTTTCCATGTAAGATTTACGATCGATTAGTATTTGTTTAATTTGTAAAAGAATGTAATTCTTCGACTTCATTATTTTATACGAAATGTTTTTCTATCGAGAGAAGTCACGCAAGCGTAAAATTCCGGATTTTCAATGACATTATGTTTGATTCGTTCCCATCGTCGCCGAGAATTAAATTCCGGTAACGTATCAAAACTCATAAAATCATTTTCATCATATGTTCTCTTCATCTGTATTTTTTTTGTATGCATTTTATATTTCTCTTCATTGAATTTTCTAACAAGATCAGCCTGTTCAAATTTAGAATACCCGACAAAGAAAATGAAAACAGTGTATTCAAGATCAACTGTAGCACTCTCCTTTACATTAAAAGTAAAGCTCGTGTACTCACCTTCTTTTAATGACACCACCCCCCGCGTTTCTTCCTCAAGCTCTCTAAGAGCTGTTCGTAATGGAGTGAATATTTCTCTTCTACGACACCCACCTGTTACAAATATCCACTCTTTAAATTGTTTATCTCGCACCGTAAGAAAACGGGGTGTATCTCCGGCGAATGTGACTGGAATGGCTATAGCTTTATGTTTCTTCATTGCTCATTAGCTTCTATAATCCCCTGATAAGTTTATTCGGAAGAAATATCCACAGGACTTTGTCCTCGCGTCACACGTTTTTCAGGTGTTTTAGATTTGGGTTGAGCTCCCGGTACCGCTTGTGGTTTCGCCTGCTGAGACGCTTGTGCCTGTCTATTCAGTTGTACCTGACGTTTCATTTGTTCCTGTTGTTCTATAAATTGCTTTTCTTCTTCTTTAACTTTATCAAGAAACGAGGTAATTTTCGTGATTTCTTCTTTAGAACCCCTAAGTTCCCTGTACATATATACAGAGGCTGCGATACAGACTATGACAGCGAGAACCGTAGCCGTTTCCCTGTCAAAGGCGAACATTTTGTGATTAAAATACTCGTCTTGTTTTTAAGTAGATACAATAGCACCCAATTTAGACGTTTCACCTTGGGGGCACTCATATCCTTTTTGACCAAATTGAACTTCCTGGTAATGACCTTCTTTACAAGGTGCGTTTTCTGTGGGTATGTATTTATTAAGTGTTCCGGATTTAGGATCGTAGGTGATCATAAACACGAATGCTAGGAGAAAAAGAAGTCCCCACATTTACTATTATATGGGATTTAATTGGAGTACATAAGACCACCCATACCATTTTCGATACGGAGGATGTTATAGTTGACAGCGTACAAACTACCGTTGAATGTACCAGCATCAGACACCAAACGGGCACTGTCTACACGTGAAAAATTCAAGGTACCTGTGGGCTGGAGCTTTGACGTATCAAGGCAGAACGGATACAGGAAGTGGGTCGCGATGCTACTGTTCATAGTGCTGAACGGGGTATGGTAATACATGGATGCGGACGTGTAGTGAGGGCTCCCCATCTTCGCATCGCCGACATCTGTACCGTTGATTTGAAGTATCACCTTACCACCAGCAATACCGTAATCGGCACCTGTAGGCAGACCAGTGGCGGGGGTTACACCCACAGCCGCGATGAACTTGACGGGGTGGTTCAAGTTGAGCTCTTGGATCAAATCCCCTGAAGCGACAGCCTCTTGCGTCTGAGTGATGAGCATGTTATGCGGCGCTGATGAAACCGCCGTACGTTCATCGGTATCCAAATAGATGAATTGCGCGTGCACTTCATAATCCTTCGCCGCGACAACGGTATTCCATGAGATTCGGATCTCGACATCATGATACTGGAGCGCCACGAGCGGGAGTGCCGACTGGGCATTTTCGCAAAACGAAAAGCGGAGCGGGTAGAACCCAGATTTGTTAGCCGAGGCGGCCGCGAGAGACTTGGAGTACGTTTGAGAAAGCATGGCGGGTGCGATTTCTTGCGAAAAAACTGACGTTTGTGTGTCAATAATCTGACCACCGATCAACAGTTCGACCTTCTTAATTTGCCCTTCCCAACCAGCTCGTGTTGTAGAGTCATTGGGTGTGCGGTTGGATATGTACACGTGGCTGAGCATATCACCCTTGCGTTCGAAACGCACGGTGGACATACCACCTGTGGCGGGGTTACCCTGGATAACCTGCTTTTCAACAGTCTGGGCAAAGTTTGTGTGACGCTTGTACGTCGATCTGAAAAAGGATACTTCGGGGTTACCCACGATGTGTGCATCCTGAGCACCCACGGCAACGAGTTGGGCGATACCACCGGACATTTATATTATACTATGTTTTTATTTTTAAGCGTTAGAATAAGGGAATTTTTGTATTGATCGATTTATTTATATTCACCGCGTTTCTAACTTTTGTACACGTGAGATGAGTGTCAAAACGAGTGCTTCGAGATTTTTTGTTTTGACCTTTTCGGCTTGGAGGTCTGCTTTAGTGGTTGATCCACTAGTGGTGATTTTAACTTTCGGTGGCTCTGGCCATAGGGGGTTTTCTGGATCTTCTGTCGTAGAAGGAATGTCGCGGAGAGCTTGGCGGTACTTATTCCATTCGGTTTCGTTTTCCATAATAATATCATTTGTTTGGGTCCAGTCGGATAATCCGAGTTTGATATTTCGTTTTT